AGCTCGTCGCACGTGTCGGCCAGCTTTAGGTTGGTGCTCCCGTCTTTGGGGACGAAATCAACCGTAACGCGATTGTTGCGGTATTCGCTGATGATCCGCATCACGGACAGCGCGACCTTGTTGACCTCAAATCTGGGTCTGTTCGCGTACTGTTCTGCGAGGTTGCCTTCCCACTGTGCGCCGGCGATGCTGTAGAAGCGGCGGTCCTCAAGGCATTGGAACCGCTCGTCACGCATCGTCGATTGGATGCGGTCGAACTCCGCCAGCGCCTCGGTGTGGACGCGTTGCAGCCGCTGCTCTCTGGTTTCTCGCGCCATGATTTGCGGCTGTAACCTATCTGGACATTGGTGTCACGGTGGGGACGAGCCGAATTGTTCCGCCAGGCTTCTGGCTGCTGACGCGCCGCGCGCCCTCGCAGGCGTAGCGCAGGGCATCGATGACGTGGTTGTCCTTGTCGCTGAGGATCGGGAGGATTTGCCCGGTGAGCGGATCGGCTTTGTAGGAATACATGGTCAGTTCATCGATCGTATGCTGGCAACGTGGGTGAACGACAATGTCAAAGGATTTCAGCCACTCAACGCCCTCGTCTACCGACTTCGGCCCCTTGACCGCCGCCTGGATCTTCGGAAAGCCGTTGCGCCTCATATGGCTGATGGTTTCCGGGCGGGCGCTGTCTGCCACCATCGGCCACTTCTCGGCTTCGGGGATGGACAGGAAAAGGCTGGGCGTGTCGGCAATCTCGCAGCCGATCTGGTACGCCTCGTGATCGACGTAAAGCTTGCGGCCTATGATGTGACAGCGGACCAGCACGGTCGGGTCTGAAGCAAAGCCCCAGTCTGCGCCGAAACGGTGGATCGCGCCGGGCGGGGCTTCGAATTCCTCGATTGACCAGTTGCGGAAGACGCGGGCCTCGGAGTTGCGGACGTACTCGCCAAGCCAGATGTGCGCGTACTTGTCCGGATCGCGCCGCTTGTCGTATTCCATCTCGTCCTTGAGGACGTCCGGAAACCACGGGTTATCGGCAAAGTTGACCTCGTGCACCACCGTGTCAGGCGGCGGGTTAGGACCTCGCAGCAGCGTCTCGACGGGGTCGTTACTTAGGCGCGGGTTCCACGTGAAGAGGATTTCGGAACCCGGCTTCCGGATGGTCGGGCGTAGCAGGTCAAGCGATCGCTGAGACGCAACCTGCGCCTCCTCGAACCACGCAATGTCAAAGCCTTCGAGCGATTTGATGCTTTCCGCCGTATGGTTGGCCAGGCCCTCAAAGATGATGATGGACCCGTTCCGGCCCTTGATCCGGTCGTGCTGGACCTCGAAGTGATGGCCAACGCCCAGCGCCTCTATCTTGTTCTCGATCAGCTTCTTCACGGATTGTTTCAGGGATCGCTGGACCTCACGCAGGCAAACCACGTCGGTTCGCTCGCTCACGCAGCGGACAACGATGTAGGATGCGAAGGCGTGAGACTTGCCGGAACCGCGGCCGCCATATGCGCCTTTGTAGCGGGCCGGCGCGAGGAATGGCTTGAACCAGCGGGGAACGTCAGGTCTTAGGGTCGATGACATTCCATTCAACCTTGCGGATATCAAGCGCGCCGGACACGTTCAGGTCGTTGCTTTCCTTCCAGCCCATCCGCCTGGCCGCCCAAAGGCTGCAGGCCCAGCTTTCCCCGCGCTTTGCCGCTTCGAATATCTTGCCACCCACAACCGTGTTGGCCGACGAAGCCCCATAGTCTAGGTCATCCCGGTAACAGCGGTGCAGCGTCTCAAGGCTCATCTTCAGGACGCCTGCCATCTGTGCGTGCGCAATGCCGATCGCCGCCATCAGCTTAATCTGGTTGCGCAATTCCTCGCGCGGGTGCTCTTGCCCCTTCTTAGGCCGGGACATGGGCTGACCTCTTCTTCAGTAGCTGATTGTTAGCGAAGGGCTTGTAATTAACGGTGTGCTGCCAGCGGCCCCACTTGCGCGTGATCTTGGTCACGTCTGGATGTTGGCGATAAAGATGCTTTGCCATCTCCAGGCGGCCATCAAACGCGGCGTCCTGCTTATAGAGCTCGTCCGTATTTCCGCCCTTCATGGTCATCGTCGCCATCTTGTCGCACAGGAATTTGTAAAAGAGAACTGTGCAATATCCATCCTTGAGGATGCGCAAGCTCAGATCGGTATCCTCGTTGTATCGGCCCCGCCAGCGATGGCTAATGGAGTTCGATAGAAGCATGCAGGAGTAGACGCGCGTGTTGAGAAGGAAGGGTTTAGTGATCGCTCGCGTCGTCTCAGTCACCGCGAACATGCTGTATTGCATGCCGGCCATGGGCACGTTGATGTATTGATCCACGAAATTCTCGGCTTCGCAGAAAATCGCCGGATCGCTCACGCGCTCGCGCGAATTCTTATGCCAGCGCCGAAAGCCGGCGATATTGTCGTCAAGGATCCAGTGCCTTGCGTGGCCTTCATCAATCGAATGCTGCCAGACCCAGTTGCGGGCCGGAATGCTGCCCTGGCCTAAATTGGAAAATGGCAGCACGAGGATCTTTGCGGGGTCGATGACTGCCGCGTAGCTGTCGAATTCCTGAGGCTCGATGACGATCCGATAGGGGCAAGCAATCAGCTCAAGCGCTCTGGATGTCGGCCGCGCTTCCCATCGGCCCTTAGAAATAACATAGACCGGATAGCGGGGGGCTATTCCTGCGGAAACCATATGGATTTCGTTTTGTCTGTAATGCTGCAGCCGAGGCGGCGCGCGAATTCATCAGCCTGAAAAGCGCTTTTGAAGTGAACGTGGATGGTTCGCTCTGCCAGCGGCTCGTTGCCGGTTCCATCCATCTCGGCAAGCGCATCCGAAATGGCGAAGCCATCCATCAGCATCATGTCGATAAACGCGCCATCAAATCCCATCAGCCCAACGTCAAAGCCGCCAACGGATAGCTCGCCAATTTCGACCTTCAACAATTCCATGTCCCAACCGGCATTCTGCGCCAGCTGGTTGTCCGCAAGCACATAGGCCCGCTTCTGCGCGTCGGTCCAACCCGTCGCCACGATGCAGGGCACGTCCTCGATCTTCAGCTTGCGCGCAGCCATCACGCGACCGTGGCCGGCAATGATCCCGCCTGCTTCATCGATCAGCACCGGGTTCGTCCAGCCCCACTCGCGAATGCTGGCCGCTATCTGGGCCACCTGCGCCTCTGAGTGCGTGCGAGCATTCCGGGCGTAAGGGATCAGGCTGGCCACTGAACGACGTTCTGGCGCGTCGCTAGGCCACTTCGCGCGCGTTGACGTTACAGTTTGCGCATCATTTGATGCTTTACGCGCCATCAATCAACGCTTTGACTTCTCGCCCGAACACTTCCACCGCTTCCGGCTCAGGTTCAGGGGGCTATTCGGATCGGCCGCGGCTTTGGGGTGCGCTCGCTTCTGGGCGGCCGATCGTGCGCAGTAGGCGTCACCCTTGGCGGTTCCTGGCTTGACACGCGGACCGCCGCCCTTGGCTTCACCAGCCTGGCCATAGCTCACACGCTTGCCGGAAGCGGTGACCTTGACGCGGGCTTTGCCGGGAGCTGGGCTGGCCATCACTTGCCCCGCTTCTTCGCAGTCTTCGCGGACGCCCGAAACGCCGCGGCGGTTGGTGCGCCTTTGGCTCCAACCTTGCGCATCTTCTCGCCAGACCCTGCGGCAATGCGGGCCTTCTTGGCGTTGATGTTTGCGTACAGGCCCGGTTTACTCGCCATCGAAGAATATCTCTATCGGGTCCGGAATGTCGGCGTTGTGGTACTCGTGCCCTATCCATAACTCAATCACGACACGGCGCGGATTGTCAAGCAGGATGGCGGTTGCCTGGGGCCATGAGCGGGTCGGGCGGAAGTTCTTGCGAAACGCCGCGCTCCACATTTCCGCGACTGCCTTGCATGCTGTAGCCTCGATCAGGCGCTGGGCCTTGCGCCGGCGCATGTCGGTGACGTCCAGTTCGCGAACCGCCTCGATGACGTGTCCGACAATGGCTTCGATGAATTCATCATCAACGATGTGGGGGAAGAACACGGCTTGGATCAGATTGGCCATGGGAAGGACCCGCCAGAGTTAGGGTTCAATCTACTCTGACGGGTGGACCCCTCGTCGGTCAGCACCGACACGGAAAATCTACCTATTCCGCCGCGTCTGTCAACGTCACGGACGCCATTGCCTTGGCTTTGGCGCGTTCCAGCAGGTACAGGATCACGCCCACGTCGCTTGTGCTGGACGTAATCCATTCTGCGCCGTCCACATCGAAACCGAGGACGATGGCGCTGGAAAGCTTGTCCTTGGCTGCGGCAAGGATCGCGTTGGCTGTCGGGCTATCAAAGCTCACCACGCCCCACCATCCGCGCCATTGGTAATCGTGGCCTCGACGCGCGTCACGTCGATGTCAGCCGGCGCTGGCGGTTCGGCGCGGGCGGCCTGCAGCGCGATGTCGGCGGCATGCAAGCGAGCCTGGGCATCTGATAGATTTACTGTGGCCTGGCTCATGCGCGTGTCAGCCAGGATCTGGTCAACGCGGGCATCGTCTCGCGCCCCGAACGCTCGGCGTACTGCGGCGGACGCTTCGCGGAATTCCATGATGGCTTCGGCTTCGTTCATTGGGTGGTCTCCTCTCGTGTCAGGCGAGCGTTGTGCATCGCTTGCCGCGTGTGGTCAACCGAAAACCAGCAAGCTGCAATCAAGAGCGCACCAGTCGCACCTACCTATAGGTAGTAGGTGCGGTGCGGTGCGGCCCTTTCCTGATTTTGCTAGCTTTTTGCCAACCCCGCACCAGTGCACCTAGGTGCGCTCAGGTGCGCTAGGTGCGCTCTTGACCATCCTGAGTTGCGCCACCCATTCCGCCTGCACGATGTGCCAGCCGCCCTGTGTCGGTGCGATGTAGGAGGCTTGCAAGAGGACGCTGACCGGCTTGTGTTCGGCGTTGGGATTTAGGTAGTTCCGGACGGCTTTTTCCGATATTCCATCTATTAGAAAAACTTCACGCAAAGCGTCCCTGTCAACGAAGGGGAGACTATCCCGCCAGACACATCCGCCATG